TGCGCCAGCGCCGGATTGACGCTTACCGGCGCAAGGTCTACAGCTTCAGCACAGAGTGGGACGCGCTCAACAGCCGATACTTGAGCTACTGCGCACTGTCCGACGATGTGCCAGGCTATGGGCAATCGTCCATTCTCCGCAGCATCACAGCCATCAGCGGCGGCTATCAACTGCGAGTATCTGAACCGATGGCCTGGACAGATAGCGCATCTCATGTGGCCGGATTGCGCCGCACTGACGGCACGCTATGCGGCCCATTTGCCGCCACTCGCGTGGACGATTACACTATAAACATTAGCGGATCGCTGGACTTTACGCCGATCACGGCGGCATCATCCATCGAACCGACTCATGTGATTTTCGGCACGACGACGACTTGGAGCTATCCGGTTCTTGTCACAGAGATCACGCCGAATGGCGATACCGTAGATGTCAAGGCAGTCAACTATGACGCCAGAATCTACGCCGACGACGACAATTTTGCACCTAGCATCTGACGAAAGGCAACCATGACGACCTACAACACCGGCAACCCCATCGGCTCGACAGATGCTCGTGATCTGTACGACAACGCGCAGAATTTGGACAACTTTTCCAATGGCAGTGCGGCCGGCTATACAGACAGACTTGGCGTTATTCGTCGCTCTCTGGCTGGTATTGAGGCAACTGCTGATGGCGTACTGAATGGAATTGGTTATCAAGTTCCGGTCACATATGCATCTGGAATCAGCCTGACGCTGACCAGCCAGACGGTTGATTACAACGGCGTGATCTATGCGCCGAAATCTTCTGCGCTGCCGTTTACGACTAGCTCTTGGGGGACTGACTCGGCCAAGTTTCGGGCTATTCAAGTCACTGATGCTGATCTGATTACGTACAATCCAGCCGGCACCGGCGCAGTCGCCACGATCGTGCAGGCGAAGCTGCGTGAGTCGGTGAGTGTTTTTGATTTCATGACTGCGGCACAAATCGCGGATGTGGTATCCGGTGCCGGAACAATTGATGTCACAACTCAGATTAAAAACGCGCAGACGTATTGTGGCAAGACCAAGGAGCTAACTTGGCCTGCTGGGTCATACAAGATCACGCAACAACTGATTCAAGAGGGCTTCTGGCGCGCTCAGGGCGAGGTGATATTAAAGTTCAGCGGTTTGTCCGCAAGCACGGACTGCCTCTTGATTTCAGGTGGGAATACCTACGGGCAAACCATCACAGATGGCTTTATCGTTGACTGCCAAGCCACCGGACGAGATGGCGTAGTGCTTTTGAATGGCAATGATCCGATCGTGCGAGTCCATGTCAAAAACGCACAGCGTGATGGTTTCGCTGTGTTTTGCGGTGGGTATGATTGGGTTGAAAATGCCGATCTTTCTATCTACACGGAGGCAAATGGTCGTAACGGCTGTAGGTTTGAGATATGGGGAAACGGCGGCGCATTCTTCAACGAATCTGTGCTGAAACTGGAAGTGCGTGGTGTCTCTAGGCGTTACAACGATGGCTATGGTATCTGGGGGTACTGCCCGTCTACGGCACCGGGGGCAAAAATATCCGCGCTACATATTTACAGCCTCAACTTGGATTCGCAGCGCGGCACAGCAAACGCAGCAGGGTTTGAGCCTGGGCAAAACCCGATTCGGCTGGCGTATGCATCAGGGGGTGCAAACAAGTTTGAAGCGTGGTCTATTGACGGCGGTGGCTTTGAGACCACAAACGGCACAGATGACTACCGCTCACCGTATTTGATTTATGCGGAAAACGGGGTTGCAGCAAATCATTGGGACGTCCGGGGAATCGTTCCGTATAACTGGTCGACTGGTGATAGTGTTTACGGACTGACTGATTACACTTTTCACTCCTGTAAAGGTACTGGTGGAACTTTTGTATCGAACGTGATAGGTGGGTCTGCTGTTTTTCCGACGCTTGCCGCAGGAAGCACCGTCAACATTGACATCCAGATTCCTGATTTTCCGAATGCGGCAAACTACGGCGCGACGTTCTCGTCCGTCATCTACGACTTGACCCTGAGCTATCAGCAGTTTTCTGGCTCTGGTCAAGAAATGCAGGTGCGCCGCATTGAAATCAGCTACAACAGAGGTGGTTCTGCTGCTAACTGGCTGTCTAGCATAGTCGTCGCGTCCAACATCGGGACGTTGATTGCCTCAGTAAACAGTCTGTCTATCAGCGGAAGCAACCTTAGAATTAACATCACCACGGGAGCTGGATTCGGCGGCGGCGGCGGCGGTGACAACCACATCCACGCCTGCCTTACCCGCATGTCTGTGGTGCGTGTATGACCAACCTACAAACCTACACTCGCATCGGCTTGGTCCTGCTGGCATTCTGGTCGGCGGTGATCGCTGGCATCTGTAGCTTATATGCCTAACGACACCAGACTACCCGCCTCGCTGGAACCAATCGCAGAGACCGGGGGGCATCTCCGGCCGACCCTGGCATCGGTTCTTTAGCAACCTGTTTGAGTTCTTGGGACTTGTGCATGGCGTGATTCCAGCCACCAGTGGTGGCGCGGGAAACATTACCTACGTGCCGGGCGATCTGCTGTACGCCGACAGCGCCAGCACCTGGAGCAGATTGAGCGCGACGGACGTATCCTGTTCGGCATCAAGTACCCGTGGTGGCTGTGTCGCTACGGGTACTGGAACAACCCATACGAGGTCGAGGCGAGAGCAGCAGAAAGTCATCCAGCCGACCTGTCAAAAATGAGACAATAGCCAACAGTTTGACTAATGGAAATCAGAATGAGCGACAACTACACCGGCCAGGAACGGCGGAGCAGCGAGCAAGCCTGGAGCGCATTTGCCAAGCAACTCGCCAACCTTCACGCCGATGTAGGAGACATCAAGGCTGGCATGGCCGACTTCAAGGATGGCATGAAAGAGCTTGCTGCTGCCATCCTTAAGCTAGCGCTAGTTGAGGAACGGCAAGCTAATACCGCGCAAGCACTTGAGCGGGCCTTTAAGCTGCTGGAGAAACTAGATCAAAAAGTGGACGCCGTAGCTGAACGGGTGCACGCGCTGGAGAAGTCGGAGCCAATGCAGAACAAGGCAGCAGAATGGACTGAGCGCCTGCTGTGGGCTGCTGCTAGTGCGGCTTTGATGTTCATCGCGGCCAAGTCAGGGCTGGTGCAATGAGTGCGCTCTGGTTGCTGTTGCCGTTGATCGTATGGAGGATGCTATGGGCGACGGTCTGATATCAACAGTCGCAGCGCAACTCCGATACGATGAGGGCGTCAGGAAGACAGCCTACAAGGATCATCTTGGCTATTTGACTATTGGCGTCGGCAGGCTGATTGATGCCTCTCGCGCTGGTGCTGGCCTGCGTGATGGCGAGATCGAGATGTTGCTGAGAAACGACATCATGGATCGCGTGAGTCAATTGTCCAAGCGGCTCCCGTGGTTCAATGACCTTGACGAAGCGCGTCAGGGTGTCCTCGTCAACATGGCGTTCCAATTAGGAGTTGACGGCCTGATGGGTTTTAGGACAACATTGGACCTCATCGGCAAAGGTCTGTACACCGAGGCATCCGAACAAATGCTCAAATCCAAGTGGGCGTCACAGACTCCGGCCAGAGCCAGGCGCATGTCTGAACAGATGAAAACAGGAAGGTGGGTAAATCCATGAATGCAACCATGATCTCCGCCATTGTGCGGCATATCCTCACGGCTGTCGCTGGCGGCATGGCCGTAAAGTATGGTGTGGACGGTGCGACTGTTGACGCTATCGTTGGCGGTGTCGCTGCTGCTGCTGGTGTCGGTTGGTCTCTGTTGGACAAGCGCCGCGATTGATGTAAGATGCCATTGTCATCTAGCCAGACTACCCGGTGTTAGCGACCGGCTTGCTATCGAAATGTGTTCTGGGAAAATGGTGCTTCATCCAGGCTAGATGAAAACAAGGCCAGCATTGCGCTGGCCTTGTGCTTTCATGCAGCGAGCAACTGACTAAACATCATCATGGCAGGTTCTTTGTGCGTCTGCCCTCGCCTGATCTGGTTGATGGTGACTTGCGATACGCCGTAACGCTGCGCGAGCACTCTGCTACCTTCAGTGCTTGCGCGAATGGCTCGCGCATCCTCCCGCGTGATCTTGCGCTGCCCAGCAATGCTCATGCGAATGATCGAGGCCATCGTTCTGGTTTTGCCTTTGTGCATATAGTTTGCCTTGCGCAGCATCATGTGCGATGGCTCTACGCAATCCTCGTTCATGCATGTCATGTAAATCCGCTCCGTTTTGGCGTTGGGCTGACGGCCTCTGTGCTGATGCCATAGCCAATGCCTGACGGTCTTTGGCTTGTTGTCATCAAACCGCATCACGGGGTTGCCGTGATGGTTGCGAGCGCCGATCCACTCCAAGCAGCCATCAACGGTACGCTTGCATCGCTCGTCAACTCGAAGTTGGAAGTATTTGGCGTCAGGCTTCCAGTCGATCAGAGTGAGATACGGCATTGCATCAAGGTACTGCTGACGGATCAATCCGTCCGCCTTGAGACTTTTTACCGCTTCGCTGGCCGCTTTTCTCACGGTACTGCCTGGGCTGCGGCTTGGCGCAATCTCAATCATGCGGTGAGGCCTTTCGGCCAGCAGCGCAAGGATGGATTCACGGGTTGGAAGTTGATGCTTCGGCATAGTGCATGTAGAACTTGATCATCGTGGTGCGCCATTGCTCACGCTGGCGCTTCTTCTGCTGCTTTTTCCACGCCTTGCGGGCGTCGTCGTAGGTCTGGTTCCAGCGGGTAGCGTCCTCCTTGGCCAGGCGGATCATCGGTGCGTCTTTGCTGCGCATGGCTTGGCTCATGCGCTTGTTGGCCTCGTTTCGGGCCTGGTAGAGCCTTGCGAGCTGGTCAAGGGTGACGGGCTGGCAGTCCATTCTCACTCTCCTTGAAGTCCTCGCAGCGGCGCTTCCAGCCGCCCCAATTGCCGCCCAGCGTTATCTCTTGTGCCATGTAAAAGCGCGGGCGGTGCCCAAGTTTGCACGGAGTTGTGCGGCGGAAGTTGATCTCTTGCCAGTGCTCGCACTCGTCACAGTGTCGGGTCTTGGTGGTCATTGCAGAATCTCCCGCTCGACCTTTTCACACGTTGCAGAGATGGCCTCCCACAGGTGATCCGGCAGGCTGACCTTGTGGCACAGCATGGCCGTCTCGACGGCTGACAAGAGGCGCAGCAGCGCCAGGAGTTCAGGTTTGGTCATTGATGCTCCTTGCGCGGATGGCCTGCGCCATCCAGTGCGCCGTCTGACCAGCGGCGGAATAGATGTCTCTGGTTTTGACGCTTTTCGCTTTCAGCATAGAGGTCTCGCTTCGTGACGCCTGCTCGTCGCATACCTGCGCGCACGCCTCGCGCTCGGCTTCCACTGCGACGTGTACCGCCTCACGCACGGTATCGAAGCACTCGTGTTTGCAGTCCTCGCGCTCGGCAGCGGCGACCAGGGCGGCGAAGTGTGTTAGGTAGTTGATGACGAGCTGGTTTCCAATACCTGGCTTCCAGCCTGCGGACTCGCCGGCCTCGTGGAACATGCGGATGATGGTGTCGCGGTCGATCATTTCTGCTCCTTGATACCATGCGCTTCTTCGATCACGCGAATGAACTTAAGCAACCTTGGAAATGCTCGCTGGTCTTGAAACAGATCGCGGATTTCTTCTTCCGTCAGCGGCTGGCGAGGTGGCTGCGGGTGGGTGTAGATAGGGTCTAAGCAACTCTCGGTTGTTCCGGGTGATATGTACCACCTGTGCGACCCACCACTCTCCATACGCGACCAGACGTACCACCTGCCATCCACGCGCTTGTAAAACGCCCCTTGCTTCGGTTGTCTGTGCGTAGCGCCATTCGGTGTAGGCTCCTGCTCGACTTGCGGCTGCTCCAGTGCTGCGCGGAACTGTAAAGCCAACTTTTCTGGCCGGGCATAGTCAGTCCAATGTTGGAAGCATCCGTCATAGTCGTAATTTTCATCGCAGCTTAGCGCGTCCAATAGCTTAAGCGCCTGCTCCAGTACTGCGCGGTCGATTGTGATCCTGCTCATGCTTGCCTCCTCTTGCCCGCAAGGACTCCGCCTATCTTGATAGACGCAGTGCAGATCGGGCAGTCGCATCCCGATAGCCCCTCTGGCTTTGTCATGTCGACTGCGTAGTCGAGCGCGTACTCGGCTTCTTCCAGAACTGCCAGCAGCTTTTCGTTCTCAGCGTGCAGGCGGCGCAGTTCGGCGGCGGCTTTCAGTTCGTCGGTAGGGTCGTCCTCCCAGCGGTGCCACTTCTCATCCAGCAAATCCGCCAGCCGCAGGGCATCGGGTTCATTGTTCATTTTTCCTTCTCCTTCATCGCTTGCAATTTCTGCGAACACGGCACACAGACATGGTGCGCGTGAAACTTCCTAGATCCGGCTGCTGGCGCGTCCTTGTCGCAAACCATGCAATGGATCGTGGCGTTTGGCCTCAAGTCAGCCAACGTCCTCGTTGCCGGCTTCGTCTTCGTCATCGTCGGTAAAAAGCCCATCGATTACGTCCTGTTTGAGTTCGTCAAGGTTGAGAGTGATCGAGCCTATGAAGGCTCGAATGTCTGACTGATGCTCGTCCATGTTGACCAGCGATCCCTCCAGCCAAGCCGTAGAGCCATCGGACTCCTCGATCTCGGCTACGAGGAACATGGATCTCACGCGACCCTCCAGCAGCGCAGCAACAAGCTGCTGCGCTTCGTCCGGTAGCGGGTTGGTGTTGGGGTTGAGTAGATCGACGATCATTGGTTAGCCCAGTAGATCAGCCCGACGGCAGACAGCATCAGGCACACGGTCACGATGACGTAAGCCGCAAAGCTAGTGGCGTTGCACATTGGGCAATCGCGCCCTTGTCGGCACTCGCCATCGCAGCAAACGTTGCGATGGAACCTGTCGTTATCGCTCATGGATGAAATTCCCCTTGGCGTTGGAGCGCATCCCGATGGGGCCGGTGTGCGGCACCAACTTGTCGCCTCGGCGGCTCATGCACCTGAGGTGATCCTGGCAGCCTGGGCGATGGATGCTCATGCTCCAGTCGATGCCATTGAAAGGCTCATAGATGGCGACTTTGCCGGTTGAGCCTTTGGTGGGCGGAAGAATGAATGGTGCTGGCATGGTTCAAATTCCCTCTGTTACGCGGCAAACAAAATCCTGCCCGTTGATGCCGGCCAGCACTACCTCGGCACGAGGCCCGCGTGTGTCTCGGCAGCGCTCCAGGCGCTGCATGGCGATCTGCTCGGCTTTGGTGGCGTCCGCAAGGTCGGCAGCAGTCATACGGGCCAGCTCGGCATCAGAAGGGCCGTCAAGCAGCGCGGTAGCGGCCATGATGGCACAGACACCAGCCAGCGCCAGCGTCCAGTTCTTGATCAGCGTGTTCATTCTGCGTCCCCCAGGTTGTCGGCGTGTTCGATCAGGGCTTTGGCCATGTAGCGGGCTTGGTTAGGCGTCATGCTGAAGCTGAACCAGCATGAGCTGGCTTTTTGCTTGAGCGTGACCAATGGACCGATAGTGTCAAAGCTAGAGCTAGACAGCTCAAGTTCCTCTAGCTTGTTGAAGTTCCGGATGATGATGGGTTGCATGTTCAGATGCCCAGCGGATGATCGCGGTAAGCCTCGCGGAAGGCGTCACGGTCTGCTGCCTTGTCCTCCGAGTGCTGCCAGTCCATCTCACGCAGCACCTCATGATGCCCGGCTTCCAGCGTGCTGGCGATGGATTCGATTTGCGGCAGATCGAACAGGCCGACAGGAATCTCGCGGCCTTCGTAGATGATCTTGTCAACGACGGCGTACTGCTCGTCCATGCTGTACTCGACAGTCACTTGAATGGCGTCTTCGCCGATGTTGAGGACTTGGTGGTACATGGTGCTTGCTCCTTGGTGTGTGATGCCCGGAAGCCGTCCGGGCTGCGGGCGGATTACTGGTTGAAAACCGGCGCGTTTGGTGCGGTTCCGGCGGTGATGACCGCTCGATTTCCCATGTTGCTGCTCCTTGGTGATCTGCGGGGAATCCGCATTGGACAGCCCGAAGGCTGTGCGATGGGGACTCAGGCCTTGACCAGATAAACCTCATGCAAGCGAACGCCGATCTGGTGCTCAGTTTCGATTCGGTAACCATTTTTGATCCACTCGCTGACGGTCTTGTCGTCAACATTTTGCGCAATTCGTGTCGTATGCCATCCATCGAGGCGACCGAGAAAGATGTCGAAAATTTTGTTCATGGTGCTGTCCCTAGTTGGTTGGTGATCTGCGGAATCCGCATTGGACAGCCCGAAGGCTGTGCGATGGGGACTCAGGCGGCCAGTGCTGCGGCCAGGTTCGATTTGGACACTCGCTTGCCGTCCACCTTGAACATGAACGAAGGTGCCTGAATGCTGCGGCTGGTGGTGCGGCGCATTTGCTCAACTACCCTCACTTCAACCTCATGGCCGTTCACGACGCCGCGTGCAGGGTTGAAGTATTCGATGCGCTTGCCATCGGCACGCTGTCCGATGATGACAGTGGCAGCTTGCTCAGTCAGTGCGTTGATGGTGGTCATGTTGCTTGCTCCGTTGTGTGTTGGTGTGCCTCCAGTATAGACCAGAAAACCAGCGTTGCACCAACTTTTCGTAAAAGATACGTTCACTGCCAGTAAACCGCATAGGTTACAATGCAGGCATGAAACCTCCCGTCCCTTACATACTAGACCATGCCGTTGCGGTGGCTGGCGGCAAGAAACGCCTTGCAGCAGAAATGCAGGTGACTCCTGCCGCCGTCACGCACTGGTACACACGCGGCCTGCCCCAGTCGGTGGCCGCCGAACTCATGCGCCGCTACTCGCGGCGGATCAAGCCTACAGATTGGAAGCCCAAGGAGCAACGATGACACGCACCACAGACAAAGACTACGCCGACCTGCTCGCCAGGCTGGCGGCTATCCCAGCACAAGCCACACAGAAGCGCGAGATGACTCGCCAGCAAGAGCGCGAGTGGCTGGCCGATGATCTGCTGGCCGAGTGCGGGGAGGCGGTATGGTGAAACGCTCATGCACAGAATCAGGCTGCAACTACCCGCAAGGCGGATGCCTTGGCATCTGCTCAAATCTCACTTACATCTCACTTCCATCTCACTTAAAGCGCCGCCATGCTGTGCGGTGGCACGGCATCAAGTCCCGCCATCGCCGCAGCAAGCGATACGTCGAGTTCATCACGCCGCTGGAGACGGCGATCCGCAATGCCGCTACGGCTCCGAAGCAGTCACGCGACAAGCTGGCGCTGGCCGATCTATCCACCCTGGACACGATCACGCGAGGCAAAGGCAGGTTGTCGGACTTCCGCTACCTGGTGGACATCTGCAACCTGTGCGAGGTGCTGGCGAAGGACTACCGGATAGGCGGCGAAGAAGTGCTGGCAGCCGTCAAGGCGGCGGAAGCTGCTTTCCTCTCCTGCGCTCGGCGTATCGAGGCGACTGGCAGGATCGGATTTTCAGGGCCAGAGCTACAAGCCGTGCGCGAGATGCTGGAGTGGGCCGCAGCGCAGCGTGAGGCGGCTTCTAGGGGCGTTTATCTGGCGGCAATAAAGCTGCTCAAGGCCCGCGTCAAGGGTGGCAGCGTGACGGTGGAGATGGTATGATGGCGAGGCAATGACACGCCAGACATTGCCTCCCAAGTGTGTGTTAACCCGGCCTGTGTGCCGGGTTCTTTTTTGCCCAAAACAAAACCCGCCGAGGCGGGTTATAGCGAGTTTAGGCAAGTTATCTGGTGAGGATAATCTCACTTGCGCACAGGAAACGGGCCGCGAATCGTGGTCTTGACGGCTGGCTCATTCGGATAGACCAGCCAGACGCGAGGCTTGCCGTCCGTGTGGTACTTCTGCACGCTGCGCACCCTGTAGCCATCGTTCGGGTGATGCACGGCGATCCAGTGTCGCAGGGCGCTGGCTACGGCCTTCATCGTCGTACCGGACTCGATCACAATGCAGTTCTTCTCGCGTGACAGCTTGCGGAAAGTCTCGATGTATTTCGTTTCGGCCAGATTCCGATGGTCTAGCGGCTTGTCATTGGTGATGGTAAGATTCATAGACATTGCTTTCTCCTTGGTTGGATGAGGGTTTGATCCCGGCCTGTTGGTCGGGATTTTTTTTTTGGTCAGCAAAAAACCCGCCGAAGCGGGTCTTGCTGATGCCTAGAGATTACGCCCAGTCGTCATCCGACACGCCAGCAGACGCGGAGGATGCAGTGATGCCGAAATCGCTGTAAGCGTCGCTGCGGCCACCGCCAAGCGATTCGCCGGCTTCGACAAACAGGATGTTGTTGAGGCCAAGCGACACGCCGTTGTTGCCCGCGTTGGAGTAGGCGAAAGCGTTCAGAGAGACGCGCACATAATCGCCGGACTTGATCTCACCATCACGCACCTCGCGGCCTTTGGTGTCCACAATGCCGGGACGCTTGGTGCTTTTGCAGTTCATGTAGAACTTGCCTTCGTATGCCGGGCCAAGAGGCGAGCCGTCTTGCTTGGTTTCGGTGTCGCCATCGCGCAGCGGGTTGCGCACGTTTTTCGGGATCTTGTCGCCGAACTTGGCTACCAGTGCAGCCTTGGATGCCGACTTGATGGCGCTCACGGTTTCTGCATCGTCCTTGTCGATGATGATCTGGGTCGAAAACTCGTGCTTGCCGTTTAGCTTGTTGGTTTCACCAACATCGGCTTTGAAGTAGGAGACGCGGACTTTGCCGGTGATCACTTTGGTATTCATGTCGTGTGCCTTTTTAGCGTTTGACGTTGAGTCGGTTTTAGGTTTTCAGGATTGTCGCCAGAGCTGTTTTGCTGCTGGCAGGCGTAGTGTAGCACGGTTTTATGCTACTGGCGCAAGTCTAGCCAATGTCTAGGTGTTTTCTAGATGCTCCCTAGATAATCTGCTCGATGATGCCGACCTTCTTCAGAACCTTGGACAGCACGATGCTATCCAGCGATGCTCGAATCGTCAGAATGTAGATCAGCGGGGCGCAGCCCTGCTTGTTGATGTTTTCCACCCTGGCGCTGGCCTGCTCCAAAGCGCTGGTCTGCCATGTGGACTCAGCGAAGATTACTGTGTTCGCTCTGGACAGGTCTACGCCTTCGGAGATGGAGCTGATGTTGCCGATGATGACCTGCACCTTGCCGGCCTGGAAGTCGTCGATTGCCTGCTGCTTGGCGCTGGCGCTGGTCTCGCCGGTGACTACAACGTGGCTGATGGATGGTTCTTGTTTTAGGCTGTCTGACAGCATGGCCACAACCGACTTGTGCCAGGCGAACACCACCAGCGGTTCATCCGGTTCCTGCTCTATGCGTGAGCGGATGAAGTCAGCAGCCAGTGGGGCTTTGCGCTCACCGCCCTCGCGCATGATCTCGGACAGCCCTTCAATGGCCAAGATGGCGTTTGGATTGGCCATAGCGGCATCGGCTACTGTGTCGGCGTCGAATGCCTTTTCGCGCTTGTCCACTGGCAGATCCAGCTCAACCAGCGACACGACAGGCTGCTGATAGCCGGTAAAAACATCCTCGCGTTTGCGCCTGAGAACGTAGGGCCGCAGCTTCTCGCGCAGTTCGGGCAGGTTGGATGCGCCCGATACGTCAAGCCCACCCCATGGCGGATTCCAGGCTTTGGCGTATCTGAAAGCGAACTCCATCCATGAGCGTTTGTAGATGCCTAGGCCATGCAGCAGGGGCCATAGTTCGATAGGGCGGTTGCTTGGGATCGTGCCGGACAGCGCATAGACCCTAGGCACAGCCTTCATAAGCTTCATAGCGGCTTTGGTGCGCTTGGCTGTAGGCGTCTTGGTGCGATGCACTTCATCCAGCACAAGCGTTTGCCAGCCGTCCATCGTCGGCATATCTTGCAAGATGTCGTAGTTAATGACGACAATTCCTTCGGCTTTGACAGCTTGCGCTGCGGCACGTCCCTTGACCTCTTGCGCCTCATGGCCCAGTGCTTTGAAGGTCTTTACCCATCCAGGCTTAACCACTGCGGGGCAAACAACAAGCGCCGGTAAGTGCTGGATCGCGGCTGCTGCCGTGCCAAGGCTTTTCCCGACCCTGGGTGCATCTGCAAGTATTGCCCGCTTTTTGGACAGCAGAAAGTCCCTTGCGACTTCTTGATGTGGCAGTAGCTTCACTTATCCACCTTTACCAGCGATGCTGCTGCATTTACTTCACGAAACAGCGAGGACGGCAGCACGCCGAGCTTTTGCAGCGCTGCTGGCGTCTTGAGTGTCCAGGCTTCCTTAACGTTTTGCGCCATCTGTTCGGCTTTTTCGGCATCCACGATCTGGATCATGCGCCGGCCAGGCTTCATCCTCCATCCGGTGATCTCCTGGCCTTCTGTGATCTGGCGCTTGGCCTTGTCGCGGACATCATCAATCCAGCTTTGTAGCAGGTCGGCAGTGTCCAGCATGTCGGTCGTGATGTTCGGGATCGTGACGGCTGGCGGCTCTGAGTCTTTGGCCTGCACCAGCCCGAAGTCCTGATGCGCGACGAGTGTGGCAATCTCCTTAGCCTTAGCGTTCAGTTCAGGACAGACGGTCTTGGCTCGGCACCAGCGGCAAGCATCGGCTGATGGCGTTCTGATGGGATTCTCGGCCCAGACTCGGGCAGACAAGTCTTTGAGCGTGTCCATCCAGTCCAGCAAGTCGGCGTGAGCGCAGTCCCAGGTCTTGAGCTTACCGCCCTGATAGATGGCAAGCGTCACGTTGATGGTGGGCGGCGCTTGCAGTTGCAGCACGACGCCAGCCGCATAGGTCATGAGCTGGCCGCTCCACTGCGGCTGAACGTCGATCCGGCCCGTCTTGAGGTCAGCCACCAACAGGCGACCCGATCCGATGGCCACATAGTCGGCAGTGCCGCCGAGGTGCGGGTGAAGCTGTCCCAGGCCATCATCCACGCGCAGCTCCACAAACCGTTTCTTGGCCCAAGGTGCGGCGTAGGCTGTCAGGGCATTGGCATAGTCCTTGGCTTCCTCAATCCAGTCGTCAGGCTTGTCTGAGTGATGCTCGGGGATTTGGTTGCCACTGAGCAAAGCATCTGCGATTTCGTGGATTGCAGTGCCTCGCTGGGCGGCTTCGCCGGTGCTGGTCTCCGGCACCGTGGCTTCGAGCTGCACCGAGCCAGCGCACAGCAGCGCCCTCTCGATGCGCGATCCGCTCAAGCGTTTGTGCCGCCTGGCGCTATGATCAATGGTTCCTGTCATGACGCTTCCTTTTCGTTGTCACGTTGAATCGTTACCCGTCCGTCCGGGTGGCTTCAGTGTAGCATGGTTTTATGCTACTATGTAAGCCCACCAGATCAGAAAGGATCGCATGAAAAAACCACCTATCACCTGCCAGCATGAGGCGGCGCGGAAGGCCGATAAGCCGCCGACTCGCACGGCGCAAGCCCTACTCATGGTTCAGTCGGGCGCAACTATTGCGGATGCTGCCAAAGTGCACGGCATCAGGCGGCAGAGCATCTATCGGTTGATGCGCTACAGGGCCGAGCGCGAAGGGCGTAGTGTATGCGGCGCCTGCGGCCAGCCGATGCCGGCAAAAAAATAACCCGGATGGCGCGAACCAGTCCGGGTCAAGGCAAGGATGCAGAAAGGAAAAACAATGAACGAAACGATTGATGAGATTATAGCGGTCAACGATGCGGCGCGTCCTGTTGATGATTGGCGCAGCCATCGTGTGGTCTGCTTCAACGGTAGCAGCGACACGAAGCGGTATTCTGGCCGGGACTACGACACACTGACGCTGGATCAGGTGTTCAGAATGGAGCCTGGCAGCGCAGAGAAGATGCAGGCGCTGGCCATCATTCCTTCGAGCTACTGCGCCAGCGATGCCCGCACCCATGAGGTGCAGCGCGAGAATGGGCGGTATGTCGCGCTGGCGCTGGATGTGGACACTGGCAATCTGTCGCTGAACGTGGTAGCAGGCGCGATCCAGGTTTTCGCAGGAGAGAACACGGCGGCACTGGTCTACTCCAGCAGCAGCGCCAGCGCAGAACAGCAGAAATGGCGCGGCATCATTCCACTTGCCAAGCCGGTCGGCTTTGAGCAGTGGCAGGAATTGCAGCATTGTCTGTTTAGGCACTTTCAGCAAGTCACCGGAATCAAGCCAGACTATGCGCTGGATCGTGCGGGCCAGCCGGTCTATATGCCGAACGTGCCGCCAGCTCGGCGCGATGCGTTTGGTGATCCTGAGTTCTACAAGCGCATGGTGCTGGGGTCTGATGGCTTGAGGCCGAGTAGTGGCAGGGTGCGCGAAGTCATCCAGGCGCTGCGGCAGGAGCGGGCAGCGCTGGATGCCGAGATGGAACGCAGACGCGAGCAGGCGCGGCATGATGCGATGCGGCGGACAGCCAGCAAGGGCGACGGCAGGAGCGCCATTGACCTGATCAAGCGGTTCAACGACGCCAACAGCATAGAGGACTTGCTGCTGGCCAATGGCTACGATCAGCGAGGCCGCAGCAAGGACTGGCGTAGCCCGTATCAGTCAAGCGGCAGCTACGCCACGCGAAACTATGGCACTCACTGGATTTCGTTGTCCGAGTCGGATTCCAAGTCTGGCCTGGGGCGGCATACGGCCAAGTCAGCCAGCGCCTGCTTCGGTGATGCCTTCGACCTGTACCTGCACTTTGAGCATGGCGGCAGCATCAAGAGGGCGCTGCGGGCGCTGTCAGATGATGAGCGCCAGGAGCGGCGCGAGGACATGGCACGGTTTGAGCCTGCTGTCAGCGCTGCGGATGAGTTTGCCGAGTTCATTAAGCAGGCTTCTGGCGATGTGGTCGAGTCGGCGTCCGTCGAGGTGATGGAGCAGCAAACGCCAGAAGCCGCGAAGCCTGTCACGCAGATCAAGCCCGACGCAGCCGTGATCCGCAGAGCCGCAGAGCGCATCAGGAAAGCCACGCAAGACGAGCTGCTGCACGATGTGCCAGAGTTCATCAGCACCTTAGTCGGCATTGATGACAAGGCGCTGGAGTCGCTGGCGCAGGACTATAAAAAGGCGCTTGCCAAGCACGACTACAGGATCAAGATCGAGCAGGCTAGGGAAACCATCATCAACAAGCCCTTGGCTGCAGCCCGCGCAGCTTCCAAGCAGCAGGCGATGGAGGAATACCAGCACCTCGCAAAGTCCACGTCCATGCTCAAGGATTGGGTCTATCTGGAGCAGTCCGAGCGGTTCATTAACCTGCGAGATGGGCGAGAGGTGTCCAAGCAGTCGTTTGACATGATCCACGCGATGGATGTGCCGATCATGCCGGATGACGACAGGCCGCAGTCGCCAAGCCGGTTCTTCAGCATGAATGAGGGTCGCACCGCCTACGCTCAGATGTATGTCCCGAAGTTCTGGACCGATGCGCCTGATGGTCAGTTCTTCCGGCATGAGCTGCGGCAGTATCTCAACAGCTACAGCGGGCGCACCGTGCCCGGCATTTCCGCCGACTGGCAGCAGCGCGAGCACTGGCGCGTGATTCAGTCGCATATGCACAAGCTAATGGGCAGCGAACGAGAGGCCGGCCTGATGATCAAGTGGATGGCGCATAACGTGCAGCATCCTGGCGTCAAGATTCTGTGGGCACCCGTCATCTATGGGCCGCAGGGTTCAGGCAAGACCACGATTGAGCGCATCATGAGCGCGGCGATGGGTCAGGTCAACGTCAAGAGCATCAACATGGATGAGGTCTACTCGGCATTCAGCGGATGGGCGCAGGGTTCATGCGTGGCATTCATCGAGGAAATTAGGATCGTAGGCCATTCGCGGCATGACCTGACCAACAAGCTAAAGCCATACATCACCAACGACCGCATCAAGGTTGTGCGCAAAGGCTTTGACGGCGTGGATGCGCTGAACACTCAGAACTACTGCTGCTTTACCAACTTCCAAGACGCGCTGCCGCTGGATCGTGAGGACAGGCGCTATGGGGTCATGTCCACCGCAGCCAAGACGCGGGAAGATGTGGTGCAGATGTTTGACCAGGCCTATTGGGCGGCGCTCTATCAGGCCATCAACGAGCATCCTGGCGATATCAGGGCGTGGCTGATGAGCGTTGACTTGGAGGACTTTGACCGCATCGCAGCACCGCCCATGACGCAGGGAAAGCTGGACATGATCGAGGCAGCTAGGCCCGATGATCTTGTAAACCTGGAGATCGTAATCGAGTCCGGCGGGCATGGCGTATCGGCCAACGTGGTGAGCCAGAGCCATGTCAATCAGGCTATGAAGGCTGCTGGCTATGCGCCGCTGAACGGTCGAAGGTTGCGCAAATGCTTGGATGATCTTGGATTCGCACAAGTGCCTTGGATCGTCAAGTTTGATGGCAAGGCTTGTCGATTCTCTGTGCGTGGCGAGCTATTGGAAGAGCTGGTTACGCTCCCGGAATCGCATCATTCCATCTATCGGGAGAAGTTGCGAGGCATCGTGAAGATCAGCGAGTTCTAAGCCTCCGTAACCATTCAGAAGTCACTCAGAAGCCTAGCAAATTGCTAGGCTTTTTCTTTTTGATTGCAAATGGTTTCGGATAAGCACTTTTTAAGCACATCTGAAACCTTATGTGACTTCATTTGTGACCGCTATAACCCTTTGTTTTCCTTTGTCTTTTTCTTATAAGGTTACAGATTACAGTTTAAAAAGCAAGTAAAGAGGTTGGGGTTGGTGAAAAAGAAAAAGTGGAAAAACGGAGAGCATACATACGTTTGATGAGATAAAAAAATATGTGTTGTACATAAGAACCGAGTAGGGAAAAAGTGTGTAACCGCAACCCATAACCTTTTTCACCCTCGCGTCGGCCCATCCCGCCACTCATCAACCGCGCAGCATATCCACCTGCTACAATGCCATCATGCAGCCCGACAAGATCACATTCGATCAACTGGATTACACGCTGGACCTGGATGATCGCGTGGTCTGCAACGGATGCCCGCATCGCATCGAGCGCATGGACAAGGAATCAGTCCACATGGACCGCGCCAGGACGCTCAAGGCTTCCGGCAAGCGCATAGGCTTTGAGGGCGATAGGATTGAGCAGCAGGGCGGTTGGTTAGTCATCTCATGGCGCACTGTGGCTTGCAGGCTGGGTCAGCATCAAGACCCGTCCATCCATCCGATGCCCGACGGCGTATTGCACCGCTGCCGCCTCATCAAGCCACCAGGCTATGAGCAGATGCACCAGCCAGAGAAAACGCTACAGCAGGCTTCTAATCAAGCGCAAACAGCATCAGAAGATTGGTGGACTTGATGACCTACGCACAGCCACGACCCCGACAGTCGAAAGAGCATTCAGAGCAAACCCGCTTCGTGATGAAGGTTCGCGCCTTCCACCCTGAGGTGCTATGCTTTGCCGTACCCAATGGGGCCAGCGTGAGCGCCGCACAGCGCCTTCGCCTAGTGCATGAGGGCATGATGGCCGGAGCGCCTGACCTGCTGCTGTTTGCTGCCGGCCTGCCGCCATTGGCCATCGAGATGAAGACCGATAAGGGCAAGCCGAGCGCAGAGCAACTAGCGATGCAGGATGCATTGCATCAGCGCGGAGTGACAGCGCGAATCTGCCACGGAGCTGATGAGGCCTATCAGGCCATGATGGAATGGCTACAAAGCAAGGAAGGAAAGAAGGAATGAACAACGTCAACGACACACTTACAGAGCGTGGCAAGCGATACGGCACATTCACCGGCCATGCAGAGATTGCCCAGCATCTAAAGCAGACGATCAACCGCTATCTTGACAAACGAGAACAGCATTTGGCTGATGACCAGAAAGAGGCACTGGACATGATCTGCCATAAGATCGCCCGCATCGTCAACGGAGACCCGAACTACGCGGACTCTTGGCACGATATCGCTGGGTACTCGCAGCTTGTTGCCGATAGGCTGCAAGGCTTGGAGCGTTGACCCATGCCAGTAGCAGATCATCCAGTCCACCCTCACGGCGTCCGTGATGCGGATCACCGCTATGGATGCTGCAACCGCGCTCCATACCGTGAGACGGTAACGCACAGCCAGGGTGGTGCTTCGTGGCCGTTTCGCATGAGCCGGGATTGCCGGTATGACCGTGCCATGACGGATAACGCCTGCGCTGGCTGCTGCTGGGCGCAGGATCACAAGGAGTACCGATGACCCAGCTAGACCGAATCGAGGCAAAGGTAGACAGCATTGGACAGATGCTGTTTGACCTGATCCAGCAACTCGCTAGCGATGAGGCCGATGACGCGCCTGAGCTTGATTTAGACGGCAATGCGGCGGGTCGGGAGCGTGGTGATGGGGTGGAGTTGTGAGCGACGACAAGCCCAGCAGCTCATGGCGTGAGGACAAGCGCAGCGCAGCAGCGCGAGGCTACGGGCACAAGTGGCGCAATAGCCGTGAGGTGTTCCTGACCAACAATCCGCTGTGCGTCATGTGCAAGGCAGAAGGTCGCGTGACTGCGGCGACTGTGGTGGATCACATCGTGCCCCATGCTGGCGATCTGAAGCTGTTTTGGAAACGGTCGAACTGGCAACCTTTATGCAAGTGGCATCACGACTCGGTGAAGCAAAGGATGGAGCGCGGAACTTTTCCGCCTTCCGTTGGAACTGATGGAATTCCTGAGGGCTGGTAGGTAGGGGTGTTGTCAAAGTGAAAAACATTTCTTAACCTAGACCGGCCGCTTGCCTTTTTTCAATTGCTATTCCAGAAAAACGCCTAGAAAATTATGATCAACCCTAACCGAAAAGCCAGGTCAGATAGCGCAGATGCAGCCTCAGCTTTACTGCAAAAAGCACAAGACGAAATTCAATTGCCAGAAGGCGTGCGCCTCAGAAATGAGTCTGAGATTACAATTTGGCGTCAGTTCACGCGCGCGCGCGCACGAGATGCCTGGCGGGACTTTGATCTGGTGCTGCTCGCCAAAGCCGTCAGGCTTGAGGCAGACATCAGGCGATACCAAGAACATTTAGACCAATCAAGCCCAATCATAAAAAACCAAAAGGGCACGATGGTGGAAAACCCACTGCTGAGAGTGATCGACACACTCCAGCGTCAGCAGCTCGCAATCATTCGTTCCATGTCGCTAAACCAGACAGCGCAAGACCCGCGAACGCTCAATAGCGCAGCATTGGCGGAGAAAGAGGCTTTGAACACTATCAAGGACAAAGGCGCTCACTCCCTGCTTGCAATGCCGATTCACTGAACCACCAGCCAACCATGTACGAACACAAAGCCATTGCAATTGAATTTCTGATTCCATACGCGCTCAACAGCAGAACGCATAGCGATGCGCAGGTCGCGCAACTTGCCGCCAGCATCCGTGAGTTCGGATTCACCAATCCTGTGCTGGTGGATGAACAGAACAACCTTATCGCTGGGCATGGCCGAGTATTGGCGGCTCGCAAGCTGGGGCTTTCCAAGGTTCCAGCCGTCATTGTCACTGGCCTTGATGACCGCAAGCGCCGAGCATTGATCATTGCTGACAACAAACTGGCACTGAATGCCGGTTGGGATGAAGAAGCGCTGCGGGTGGAGTTGGAGGATTTGGCTGGCGACTTTGGCGAATTGATGGGCTTCAGTGAAGATGAACTGGCGGCGCTACTGGCCGAGGCGGCGGTTGAGGAAGGGTTGACGGATGAGGATGAGGTGCCGGAGGTTCCAGCGCAGCCCGTAACGGTGCTGGGTGATGTGTGGCTGCTGGGCAAGCATCGGGTGATGTGTGGCGACAGCACGTCGGTGGATGCGGTGGACGTGCTGATGGCGGGCAAGAAGGCCGACATGGTGTTCACCGACCCGCCGTACAACATCGGCTACTCGGGCACGATGAGCCGCACAACCAAGGGCGGTGTGCAGGTGAAGCACGAGACCGCCTGCGCTCAGTACGACGCAATCAAGAATGACAGGATGAGTCCCGAGCAATTCGACGACTTTATGTCGGACGTGCTGGGCAACATCGCCGCCTACTGCGCTGGCGGCTGGTACGTCTCCTTTGGCGCGCAAACGCTCGACCAGCTGCTCACGCCGCTGCGCCGCGCTGGCATGAATTGGAAGTCCATCATCATCTGGGTCAAGAATCAGTCGACCATTTCCGGCAAGGACTACAAGTCGCGCTACGAGCCAATCGTTTACGGCAGGTTCAACGACGACTTCCATGGCGAGCGCTACAACGAAGAGGATGTCTGGGAAATTCAGCGCACGCTGAAGAACGACCTGCACCCAACCATGAAGCCGGTGCCGCTTGTCGAGAAGGCGGTGGAAAACTCCTCGCTGCCGGGCCACACCGTGCTCGACCTCTTTGGCGGCTCCGGCTCCACGCTGATCGCCTGCGAGAAAACAAACCGCCAGGCGCGCCTGATGGAACTAGACCCCAAGTACGTGGACGTGATCATCAAACGCTGGCAGGACTTCACCGGCAAGGCCGCCACCCTGGAGGCCACGGGCCAAACCTTTGCTGAATTGTCGTCGCATCGTCAAAACAGCGACAATCTTGTAGAAAATGCCGTCGCTTAAGCCAAAACGCACAAAAAACCCGCCACAAATGACCCGTGGCGACCGCGTTATCGCCTTTTGCGAGCAGTACCTCAAGGTGCCAGAAGGCGAACACGTCGGACAACCTATCCGGCTTGAGGAATTCCAAAAACTCTTCATCCGCGAAATCTACGACAACCCGACCGGCACACGGCGGGCGTATTTGTCCATCGCCCGAAAGAACGGCAAGAGCGCAATCATCGCTGGCATCCTTCTGGCTCATATCGTCGGCCCCGAGGCCAAGCTGAACACGCAGATCGTCAGCGGCGCTATGTCCCGCGACCAGGCCGCACTGGTGTTCAATCTGGCCTGCAAGATGATCCAGCTTTCGCCCGAGCTACAGCCCCTGGTGCGAATCGTGCCCAGCTCCAAGCGCCTGATCGGCTTGGCGCGCAACGTCGAGTACCGGGCACTTGCTGCTGATGGCCGCACGGCTCATGGCCTCTCACCAGCGCTGGCGATCCTCGATGAGGTGGGACAGATTCGCGGGCCACAGTCAGACTTCATCGACGCCATCATCACCAGCCAAGGCGCACACGCCGATCCGCTGCTGATCGCCATCTCCACCCAGGCACCGAACGATAACGACCTGTTTTCTATCTGGCTAGACGACGCCAAGACCAGTAAAGACCCGCGCATCGTTTGCCACCTTTACGAAGCCGACCGCGAGGCCGATGTCATGGATCGCAAGGCGTGGCTTGCCGCCAACCCAGCGATGGGCGCATTCAGAAGCCTGCAAGACGTTGAGGAACAAGCCGAGCGCGCGGCACGGATGCCATCGTTTGAGCCTACATTTCGCAATCTGGTAATGAACCAAAGAGTGGAAATGTCCGCTCCATTCGTTTCTCGTAGTGTGTGGATGGCAAACGCCGAACCCGTCGATGATGACGTGTTTTTTGACGCTCCAGTGTATGTTGGCCTCGATTTGTCCGCCAAGAACGACCTAACGGCGATGGTTTTGATGGCGTTTTCAGGCAAAAAATGGCACGTCAAAGCCTACTTTTGGACGCCTGAGAAGGGTATTTTTGACCGCGCAAAGCGTGATCGAGCACCCTATGACGTGTGGAAAGACCAGGGATTCATCCGTGCCATACCCGGTGCAAGCATTGATTACGAGGCTGTCGGGCGTGAAATCGCCGATATTTTGGACGGAATGAATGTCCAAGCGGTCGCTTTTGACCGTTGGCGCTTCGATTTGCTGCAAAAAGAGCTGACCGAGATCGGCGTCGAGCTTCCGCTGATAGAATTCGGCCAAGGCTTCCGGGACATGGCCCCAGCAATCGACACACTGGAAACCTTGTTGCTGAATGAGCAAATCGCACACGGCGGGCATCCTGTTTTGACAATGTGCATGGCAAACGCTAAGATTGAGCAGGACGCCGCTGGCAATAGGAAGCTAAACAAGGGCAAGGCCACCGGTAGAATCGACGGAGCCGTGGCTATGGCGATGGCAGCAGGCGTGATGCCTCACATGGCCGAAGAAGGCGATTTTGACGACTACCTACTGAACCCACTGACAATATGAGCATCTTCTACGAATTCGGCAGTTGGGTCATGGGCGGACTTCGCAGGATGGCGGGCGTCCAATACAGCTACCCGACCTATACCGAAGAAGCTGCTTCGCCGGTGACGTTCGACTCGGCCATGCAATTGTCGGCTGTGTGGGCTTGTGTCAAGCTGCTGGCCGAGACTCCGGCGAGTCTCCCGCTGCACTTCTACCGCCGAACCGAAGACGGCTCCCGCGTGGCCGATCCTGAGCATGATCTGGCCGTCCTGTTTGCTGGCAAGGTCAACCGTTATCAGAACCGAGTCGAGTTTTGGGAGACGGTGCTGCTCAATCTACTCACGCAAGGCAACAGCTACTGCCAGATCGAGCGCCGAGGCGGTCGGATCGTCAGCCTCATGCCGCTAATGTCGGCGCAGATGGAAACCCGCCTGCTGTCGGATGGCTCCATCAGCTACCAGTACAACGACGAGAACCACGGCGTAACGGTGTTTGCCGAGAAGTCCATCTGGCATCTGAAGCTGATGGGCAACAGCATCACCGGCCTTTCTCCGCTGGCGTATCAGCGCAACACGCTAGGCATTGCACAAGCCGCCGAGAAGGCGGTTTCCAATGTCTACCGCAACGGCGCGAAGCCTTCCGGCGTGCTGAAGCTGGATCGCCTGCTTACCAAACAGCAGCGCGACGAAGTGCGCACCGCATTCGCCAATCTCACTACCGGCGACAACAACCGTCTGATGGTGCTGGAGAAGGGAACCGACTTCCAGGCTATCTCGCTCTCGCCGCAAGACATCGAATTGCTGTCAAGCCGCAAATTCCAGATCAGCGAAATCTGCCGCTGGTACGGCGTCCCGTCTGTGCTGGTCAACGACAACAACGGAACGACGACATGGGGCAGCGGTATCGAGCAGATCATGCAGGGCTTCTACAAGCTGACCCTTCGTCCTCTGCTGGAGAAAATCGAGGCCAGCATGGTCGTCAATCTGCTGTCGCCAGAAGACCGCCGCAGCATGGATATTGAGTTCGATTTCAATGCGCTGCTCCGATCCGACATCAAAACGATGTTCGAGAGCTACAAATCGGCGGTAAACGGCTCTCTGATGACGCCAAATGAGGCCCGAAAAGAGCTGAATTTGCAACCCGTGGAAGCGGGTGATAAACTATTCCTGCAAGGCGCTATGGTTCCGATTGAGCAATTGGGGCAACAGATGCAGCCGCAGCAACCTATTGGGCAAGAAAATGGAAACGAAATCCCTCAAACTTGACGCGCTCGAACTGAAGTTCGTCGGCGAGGACATGGTTTTCGCCGGGTACGCTTCCGTTTTCGGAGGCGTGGATGCTTATGGCGACACCATCGACCCGAAAGCCTACGACGCTACGCTGATCGAGCGTAGTCGCCCGGTTCGGATGCGCTGGAATCACTACGGCCCAATCATTGGCAAGTGGCTGGACATTCGCACTGACTCCAAAGGTCTGTATGTCAACGGCCAACTGACGCCTGGCCACAGCACCGCCATTGATGTTTACGCCAGCATGAAACACGGCACCGTGGACGGCATGAGCATTGGCTACATCCCGCGTTTGGTGGAAGAAACTAGCGCTGGTCGTCGCCTGCTCAAGCAGATCGACCTGATCGAAATCAGCGTGGTGGAAGAACCCGCCGATCTGGGCGCAAAAATCGAAAGCGTGAAGTCCGTACTGGACGAATGCGCTACACTCAAAGACATTGAGAACCTGCTGCGTGAGGCTTCGGGTTTCTCGAAATCGGATGCGACAGCTCTGGTAGGTCGCATTCGACGGTTGGCACTTGGCGAGCAAGTGGCAGCGGAAGAAAAGGCAAAGGCAGAGATGCTCGCGCTATTCCAGAACCACCAACTCAACATTTCCATCTGAAAAGGAATCCATCATGGAACTGAAAGATATCGTCGAAGCCGGCCTGAAGGCTCAAGAAGTCAAACTGGCCGCAGCCATCGAAAAATTCGAGGGCCAACTGAAGGAAAAGGGCAACGTTGACACCGAAACCAAAGGTGAAGTCCGCGCTCTGTCCGAGAAGTTTAAGAGCCTGCAAGACTCGATGATCGAGATCGCTCAGAAGCAGACCACCGCCCAAGCTGCTGCCCCGGCGCTGTCGGCTGCCGAGGAGTTCGTCAAGTCCGAGCAGTACAAGCAGCTCGTGGCCGGCAACACCCAGCGTGCCCGTATCGAGGTCAAGAACACCGTCACCAGCGGCTCGACCACCGTCTTCCCGGATCAGCGTCCTGGCATCATCCCCGGCTCGTTCGCTCCGCTGACCGTTCGCCAGATCCTGCGCGCCATCCCTGTGACCTCCAACATGGTCAACAGCCTGCGCGAAGCCTCGTGGACTAACAGCGCCGCTGAAGTCTCGCAAGGTGCTGCCAAGCCGGAATCGGATGTCACGTTTGAGCAATACAACGTGCCGATCACCACGGTCGCCCACTGGATCAAAATCTCGAATCAGCTGCTGGCCGACGCCCCGGCTGTTGTGGCCTACATCGAGTCCCGCCTGCGTGATGGCCTGGCCCAGCGCATCGAGTCGCAACTGATCAACGGCAACGGCACCAGCCCCAACCTGTCCGGCCTGACCGACAGCGGCAATTACACCGCCTACACCCCGACCAGCGATGACCTGCTGGTTGACGCCATCAACCGCGTCAAGTGGACCATGTGGTCGGCTGGCAACATGCCCGACACCGTGATTGTCAACCCGGCTGATTGGGGTGCGATGGAGCGCACCCGCGAGGGCGCTGGCACTGGCGCTTACCTGTACGGCCTGCCCGGTATGCAAGCCGGCATGAACCCGTTCGGCCTGCAAGTGGTCATCAGCAACCACCTGCAAGCTGGCAAGTTCATCGTGGCCCGCATGTCTGACTCGGCAGTCCTCTACAACCGCGCTGGTGCTGTGGTGGAAATGGGTTACGTCAATGCAGACTTCACCAACAACCTGATTACCATCCGTGCTGAGGAACGCCTTGGCCTTGGCGTTGACCGTCCGGCAGGCATCTACTACGGCAACTTCACCGCCTGATCTGTCTTTTGACAGCAAAAAGAACCCGCCCGCGTGGCGGGTTTTTTCATAGAATTACACCATGCCTAAAATTGTCATTACCTCTCGCAAACCCGTCCTCACGGCGGAGCGCGGACGCCTGCCGCATGGCATTCCGGTTGAAGTGTCCGACCTGCTGGCGCAGCACCTGATCGAGCAAGGTGTGGCCGTGCGAATGGAAACGAAGGAAGCCATGACCCGCCCTACCGAAACCGCTGGCAAGGAGGAACCGTTGTCTGCCTTGCCAGTGGCCCAAGCCTCACCAGTGACGACGCAGAACGAGTCCGAGTCTGGCGCTCGCAAGCGGGGCCGTCCTCGCAAGAACGCGGCGTAATCGTCGCCAACACCACTTACCAGATTGCACCATGGGCAGACGCCCTGTTTGCGATGGATCGCCAATGGTGGGACGTGCATCTGGCCGAGGTCAACCGCGTATTCACCGGCGCACGGTACAGCATCAACCAGCTTGCCCAGCGGTACCAAGTCACGCGCCTGCCGCCCGCCGAGTTCAACACCTACGGCAACAGTGGCGCGGCGTGCATCTCGCTGGCCGCTGGAGCTGGAGCCAAGCGCATCATCCTGTTAGGCTACGATTGCCAAAAGACCGAAGGCAAGGCACACTGGCACGGCGACCACCCGCCGAGCCTAGGCAATGCTGGGCAGATCGGACGCTGGCATTCCAGGTTTGAGGAGCTTGCAAGCCACCTCTACAATGTCGAAATCATCAACTGCTCACGGGCTACGGCGCTGACGTGCTGGCCGCGTGCAGACCTTGAGGATGTATTGTGCTTACCCTCTTGACCGCTACCGGCGCTAGGCCGCAAGCCTGGGCCATTCTTGAACAGCTCATGATGCGCCAAACCTACACCGGCCCGGTGCATTGGATCATCGTTGACGATGGCGAGGAAGCGCAGCCGATCACGTTTGAGCGCGAGAAATGGACGCTGACGCTAGTCAGGCCGCAGCCACGCTGGAAGCCTGGGCAGAACACGCAAGCGCGTAACCTGCTGGAAGGCATGAGGTTGGTCAAGTCGTCGGCTCGGCTGGTCGTGGTGGAAGATGATGACTGCTATGGCCCGAACTATTTGCTAGACGTGAATCGCTGGCTTGATACGCATGATCTGGTTGGAGAGTCTCACGCCAGGTACTACAACATCGCCACGCGGCGCTATCGCCAACTTAGCAACACCAATCACGCCAGCCTGTGCAGCACCGCCATGAAGGGTAGTGCAATCAGTTACTTTGTAGACGAGCTAAGGCTAGGCGTGCAGTTCATCGACATCAACCTGTGGCGCAACTTCCGAGGTCCGAAAGCCTTGCACCGAGCGCAGATGGTCGTCGGCATCAAAGGCCAGCCAGGACGCGGCGGGATCGGCATGGGCCACAAGCCTGATTTTGCCGGTCAGGTGGACAGCGACGGCTCGATTCTGCGACAATGGCTAGGCACAAACGCCGACCTCTATCATGTCTGACATTCGTTTCCCATTCTGGCAGGAAGTACGCAAGCTGCTGATTGATCGGCAGGACGGCACCTACGCCGAACGGGTCGAGGCGTATCCGCCAGTCAAGCTGATGACGGATGGCGATGGAGACTACGCCAGGCTTCGCGTGGACGTTGGGCAGACTGGCTTTTTTGCGGGCCGGACGTTTCGCACATTTCAGAAGCTGACGATTCCATCAGCCACCAATCGAGTGATCCGCGTTACCGTTCCGGTCAACGTCATCATCGTTGATGTGTCGTTTTCCGTAGAGGATTCGACTTGCGAGATCACTCGCAGGCTAGGAGGCACTGCGGATGGTCCGTGGACGCCAATACCGGTGTTTCGCATGAACATGATGACGACAGCGCCAGCAGTTGTCAATCAAGTGACGCTGGACTACGACGGCACTCACGCTGGCGGCACCATTACTGATTTGATTCGCATTGTCGCAGGCAACAAAACGGAGGCCAGCACTTCTGCAACCGCAGAGCGCGGCATTGAGCCTGGAACAAAGTATTGGGTGATTGACAACGTGGGGAACCAAACGGCAACTGTCGTTTTCTCTGCAATCTGGGAAGAACGCGCTTAATCAAAGGAACCATCATGGCAATTATTTACACCACCGCCGTCAAAAACGCTCGCCTTAACGCAGTCACTGCTGCAATCGGCGCTACTGGCGTGCTTGAGATCGGCACTACTGGCATGAGCACAATTCTTGCCACGATTCCGCTGGCGAACCCAGCAGCGCCTGCCGCATCTGGCGGCGTGCTGACCTTCACCATGCCTCAAACTGATACTAGCGCAGACAACACCGGCACTGCTGCTGCCGCCCGTATCCGCACCGCGTCTGGCGGCACTGATGTTGTCACTGGCCTGACCGTTGGGCTGTCTGGCTCTGACATCAATTTGGACAGCATCAACATCACCGCTGGTCAATCCGTCAGCATCACCAGCGCCACCATTACGCACGCCTGATTCAAGCCATGACAATTGAAGTCAAGCATACTACTCAGGCGACCGGCACCGACGCCGGCAACGGCGAGATCGCAAAGGCGCAGTGGAATGAGGCGCACACACTCAACATGGCGACCGACCGACTTCTGGGTCGCACTACGGCCAGTGCTGGGCCTGTCGAGGAAATCTCTGTTGGCACCGGCTTGAGTCTGTCTGGTGGCGTGCTGGCTGCGGCAGGCGGCGGCTCCAGCACGCTCACGATCCAGAACAAGACTGCGGCCTACACGGTCGTGGCCGATGACAACGGCACGATCATCAACTGTACGGCCAACACGTTTACGGTTAGCCTGACGGCTGCCGCTACGTTGGGGGCTGGGTTCAACTGTTGGGTTTGGAACACCGCATACGGCACGACCATAACTGTTGACCCGAACGCCAGTGAAACCCTTGATGG